AAGACATAACCTATGGTTGTAGACAAATATGCTGGCAGGTGTTTGGACGTGGGTTCGACTCCCACCGGCTCCATATATACTTTTTGAAACTTATTAAAACTTCTTAAAACGTTGATGATTCAACGTTTTTTATTTTTATATTTTCTATTCTTTCCCATACCTTTTTGAAATGGACAGACCCAAAAACAGACCCTTTTTTGAAAAGAGTCTGTCTTGATGCTGAAATATTTAAAAATCTATATAATTAGCAAATTTCTCACCAATATCATCTTTGGCTTGCTTTGTTATATGTGTGTATACATTCATGGTTGTCTTTAGATCGGAATGACCAAGACGATGCTGGACCTGCTTCAATGTCATTCCTGCTTCAAAGCACAAGCTGGCATGTGTATGTCTGAAGCCATGTATTTTGATAGGCTTGACATTTGTCCCTTTTATAATTTGCAAAAGCCACTTCCTTGGTAGTGAACTTGGAATAGGCTTTCCTTCAGGGCTTTCAAAGATGAAAGTGGTAGCAGGATTCATTTCTCTATACTCTGACAGCAGATCAATTGTTCTTTGATCAAGGCTAATTAGTCGGACACTACTCTTATTTTTAGTAGCCCCCACAGATTCGCCCTCAAAACCCCTTGTAATGGCCTTGTTTATGTTTAAGGTATTATCTATCCAGTCAGTCCATTTGAGAGCCAAAATCTCCCCTTTCCTGGCCCCTGTGAACGCAAGAAGACGAAACATGACTTTCTTTCTCAAATCATCCATATCATCCACTAATTTCATGAATGCTTTTAACTCATCTTTATCATAGAAATCACTAGAAGAATCGGTCTCTTTTTTGACAAGAGTGGTGACACTATCAACAGGATTGGTTGAAATATAACCATAACGGATGGCATACTTGAAAATGTTATTCATCAGACCTTTCAGCTTGCGCCCATACACTAATTTTCTAGACCATTCATTGATCTGTTCTTGCAACTGAAGAGGAGTGATAGAAGCTATTTTTTGATTCCCAAAAACAGGATAGATGTGATTTTTGATATTCCTTTCAGTCTTGATATAGGTGCTATCCTGAACAGTGTCAGCATACTCTTTGAGCCATTTCTTTGCTACCTCTTCAACTGTGATATCTTTTTTTGTTCGCTCCCCATTTTCCAAATCGTCTTGAAGTTGCAAGAGCGCTGCCCGTGCCTTTGCTTTGGTTGGAAATCCTTGACGCTTTACATACTTATCTTTTCCGTTTTCCTTGCCTACATAAATCCTAAACCCGTAGGCAGTATCACCATTTTTCTTTTTGTAAGATTTAATTTCCATTGCCTTTTCCCTCTTTTATTGGTACAATAGGCATAGTGAAAAGGGCTTTTTCAAGCCTATTTTTACGCCTTAACAATATCCCTGTACTCTACGCCCCAAATGTTGAGTGCAGGGCTTTTTTGTTTGTCTTAATTGTTTATCAATGCCTTCTCAATAGCATTTTTGATTTCTAATATTTTGGCCTTGTCTTCTTTGTTGAATGTGATTGTATTTTCATCTTTCACAGCATCGAAAACCCCACCTTTTGATTCAAGACTGCCAGGAAAAATCAACTGAAGATAGCCTACTGTTTTACCTGGTTCTTTTAATTGGTAAGCAGTAATCTTTGATAGTAGTATAGATTTTTCCCCATCCAATCCTTGCAACAAAGCATTGCTGATTGTATTTTGTCGAGCGATCCGAATGAAATGATCATCAATTCTTACTAGAGTTTTTTGATTCGCAAAGAAAAATGTCTTTTCATTCTCAGTAGATTCAAAGAGTTGAATCTCTTCTGATTCATCGTGTTTCTTTCCAAAAATAGCCATTGTATTTCTCCTTTTTAACTAATTAGTGAATTATATTCGTCTTTGACCATCGTTTCACTTGCAATGGTCTTCAGACTGTATTTCTCCATAAAATGCAGATAGTTGAATTCTCTTACATCATCCATCAACTTCAACTCTTCTTCAAGTAAGTGATGAATCATGCTTCTATCCGCTTGCAATTCGCAAAGTTCCCTGTTCAATTCGTATTGAAAAGGAGTGTGTTCTTTGTGACCAAGTTCATGAAGAGCAACTTGTTTCTGTTCCTCGTTTGACAAATTTATATCTAATGCCAAAATGTTCAGAACAGGATTAAAGAATCCGGGACTGTGCCACTCACTGCCATCAAAATAGCACAAGTTCACTCCCTCACTAGCACAAAGTTCTTTCACAGTCATAAAATGCACCTCTATTTATTTTTCAAGTGTGCCTCCAGAACCGCTGTGATGAAATCTATATCTTCTTCAGTCAATGGTTTACCATCAAATAGCATTGATTGAGCAGCGATGTCTCTGAGGTCTAATGGTGCAGAAGCATCACCATCTTTTGCAATTTTTGGATTCTCAGTGCGTCCTAGTAAGTAGTCGATAGACACATCAAAGTAATCTGCAATTTGTTGCAATCTTTCAGCAGATGGCTGATTTCTTTTCAAGCCATACAAAGAATTTTTCCCAATCCCTAGTTTTTCTTCTAATTGATTTAGAGAAATTCCCCGCTTTTTAGCCAATTCTTTAATAATTTCAAATGTCGAAAACATTGAATTATCAACCTTTCTAATGAATTGACAAAAAATATTTAGGAAATACGCAAAAAGTGCTTGACAAATTCTTGCGTATACGCTAAAATAGTTTTTGTAAAGTTAAAGAGTTAGTTAAACAACATATAAAACACTTCTAAAAAAGATAGCTTTGGCGAGCGGTATCATTTAGAAAGAAAATGTTTTTAAATATGTCTTTTTACTATGCCTTCATTTTAGCAGATACACTAAAACAAGTCAAGTAAATACACAAAATAATTAACTAATTCTTTAACTGTTACAAAAAACAGAAAGGAGTTAGGCAACATGAGCCAACAACACAAAAAATGGAATGAACTTGTAGAAGAAGAACTCCACAAGCGTGGATGGACTCGTTCAGATCTTGCAACTGTGGTCGGGGTTAGCCCAGCGATGATCACACAGATGTTCAAGAATGGAAAAGGCAGTGATGATTTAAAATTGCGCATAAATAAGAAATTGCGAATTTCTGAATCATGGGAAAAATTTGAGGAAAGATAGATGGTATTGGAGTTATTTGGTCCAGAGTTCAAAGATAAACTATTTGAAGAACTGGTTCAATTAAATATCAAAGCGTTAGATGAAGCTAAGAAGAGAACATCAAGACAGACTACATGGGTCTCTATCAAAGAACTTCAAGCGTCCACTGGTTGGGGAAGAACAAAGCTTGAAGAGTGGAGAGACCAAGGGAAATTTCAATTTCAACAGTCTGGCAAAGGTGGAAAATACCTTTACAATCTGGAAGATGTTCAGCGGTTTTGTCGCTCAATGCAAAAATAAAAGCACCCGAAAAATTCAGGCGCTTAACAAAATTACTAAAACAATTATAACACAAGGAGGCCACACATGGCAATATCTAGAGATATGACAGCCACTGAGGCAAATATCCTTAACTACATCAAGAAATACGCAACAAACGGAACACCAATCACAGCAAAACAGCTCAGAAAAAAATTCCACTGTGGCAAGAGAACGATAGAAAACATCATTGAAAGCCTACGTGTGAATTTTGGGCATCCCATAGTTGCAAAGAAGAGAAAGCCCAATGGGTATTATCTTCCTAAGAATGATGAAGAACGGAATGAGGGATTGGCACCCTACAAGCGCCAAATACTAACAGAACAAAAGAACCTGGCAGCAATCATGGCTGTTGACTTAAATGAATACTGGAGGAATTAAAAATGTTACTAGAAATTATTATTGCTTTACTCATCATGGTGATCTTGCTTCAAATGATTATCATCAGCGCAATCAGTGAACGATGCAAAGAGTCAAAACGTGAACTAAAAAAAATGATTGAAGAACAACAACGCATCCAAGAAGCACGGGAAGCAATGCGCTTCGGTTATCGCAGATAGGAGCTGTTAAATGGCAGAAAATATGAATGTACTGCCTCATGATCTGTTAGCTGAACAAGCTGTGTTAGGTTCCATCTTTCTTGATCCTGATAAGATTCACATTGCTTCTGAATATTTGACAAAAGATAGTTTCTTCAAGCTATCTCATGGGATGCTCTTCAACATTATGCAGGAGCTATCAGACAATGGAGACCCAATTGATCCCGTATCTATCAAATCCGCCCTTGATTCTAGTGGGCAATTTGAACTGGTCGGAGGGATGGCATTTCTTGCAAGTCTGATCAATGCAGTTCCTACAAGCGCCCACATTGAACACTATTCAAAAGTAGTCGCTGAAAAATCAAGGGCCAGAAAAGTCATTGAAGACCTGAGCCAGAGCATTTCAAACGTTTATGATGGCAAGATAGATTTGAATGAGATCCTTTCTCAAACTGAGCAGAATTTGTCAACAATCTCAAACGAGCAGAAAAAAGGATTCAGGACCATCATTGATGTGATTGACTCAACACAGTCAATTCTAGATGAACGCTCTCAGAAAGTTGGAGATGTGACAGGAACTTCAACAGGCTTCACTGATTTTGACCAAATCACAACAGGCCTTCATGAAGATAACTTGATCATTATTGCTGCAAGACCTGCAATGGGGAAGACAGCATTTGCTCTGAATATTGCCCAGAACGTGGCCAAGAATTCAGATAAAGCAGTAGCAATCTTCTCACTTGAGATGGGAGCAGAAAGCTTGGTTGAGCGTATGCTGTCAGCAGAAGGCTTGATTCCATCATATCATGTTAGAACAGGGAATCTCTCTGAGAGCGAATGGCGCAGAATGATTTCAGCTCAGGAACGACTAGCAAGAGGGAAAATCTTCATTGATGATACAGCAGGAATCAGGATTTCAGAAATTAGATCAAAAGCAAAAAGACTGGCTCAAGAAAATGGCGGTTTAGGATTGATTGTGATTGACTATCTTCAACTAATCGAAGGAAGAGGAAGAGAGAATAGACAACAGGAAGTCTCTGAAATTTCAAGACAATTGAAGATCATAGCAAAAGAATTGAAAGTCCCTGTCATCGCTCTCAGTCAGTTATCTCGTGGAGTTGATCAACGGAACGATAAGAGACCTATACTGTCAGACTTGAGGGAATCTGGATCAATTGAGCAGGATGCTGACATAGTAGCTTTCTTGTACAGAGAAGCTTACTACAAGCGAGATGAACAAGAAGAGCCAGACAACGTGACTGAACTCATTCTCGAGAAGAACAGGCATGGAAGCCTTGGGACTGTCCGGCTATACTTCCTCAAAGAATACGCAAAATTTGCAAACAAGGAGGCCTGATGAATGGTAACTGAGAACCGTAGATATTACTGGTTACAATTAAAAGATGACTTCTTCAACTCCAAGGAAATGAAGTTGATGAGGAAGCTTCCCGGTGGAGAAGAGATCACAATCATCTATTTGAAGATGATGCTTGCAAGTCTAGCTGAACAAGGGATGTTGTATTTTGAAGGATTAGCTGAAGAAACATCAGACAATTACCAGTTCAATCTTGAACAAGTTCCTGAGATGGTAGGCAGTGAAACAGCAAGCACCCGTAGATCTCGTAAGCATCGAGAAACACAAAAACTGTTGCAATGCAACACCACTGCAACAAAAGGCAACGGAGATATAAATATAGATATAGATATAGATATAGATATAGATAAGGGGCAAAAGCCCCAACCAGATGTCTATGAAGAAATTATCAAATATCTAAATGAGAAAACTGGCTCACATTTTAAACCAACTAGCAAGTCAACTCAAAGGCTAATCAATGGAAGATTAAGCGAGAACTACACAATTGAAGACTTCAAATATGTGATTGACGTTAAGACAAACGAATGGAAGGACAACACAAAAATGTCTAAATACTTAACACCAGATACACTCTTCAATGCTAGTAAATTTGAAAAATACCGCAATCAGCAAATGCCTAAACAGCAAAATGTTCAGAAACAAGATGAAAGGTTGGGATTCTAATGAATGAAGAAAATACATCTTGTGAAAAACATGGCTGTCAGATCCAGCATGCAAAAGTGAAGATCAGTGGATCAGAACAGATCATTGAGATCTGCCCTGAATGCGAAAAAGAAGAAATCCTAAAGATGGAATCTCTATTGAGACAGGAAGCAAAAATTAAAGCTCTTCTGTCCCACACTTACAAAGTTTTTGAGAGAGAAAGCATCTATTCTCAAGAGTTGAGTGATAAGACACTAGAGAATTATGTAGCAGATAATTCTACCAGTGAACAAGCTCTCAATTTTATGAAACGGATGCTGAGGGATTATCTGAAATTTGAAACAGGGAATGTGATCCTAAGTGGACCGCCTGGCATCGGAAAGAGTCATCTATCTATTGGATTAGCAAAAGCATTGAATGAGAAATCAAAAGAATGCGAGAATCCAAAAAGTGTGATCTTCATCTCAACATCAGCTCTCTTCAATAAGATTGAAGAAAGCTTCAATGGTAGAGGAGACTTCACAGAAAACTACGCTGTGGACCTACTCAGCAAAGTTGACTTTCTTTTCTTGGATGATTTGGGTAAAGAAAGTAGCATGAGCGCCAATCTTAAAGAGGCGAATGACTGGAGACAGCGAGTGCTGTTTAAAATCTTGGACAATCGTCAAACAACATTCTTCAACACTAACTTGTCAAGTAATGACATCAAAACAATCTACAATCAAGCACTTGCTGACCGAATATTCAAGGGAGCAAGCAAGCACATTTTCAAATTTCCTGAAACTATGGACAGTCGGAGGTATTAATGAATGGAAAACGATAAACTAAAGGATCTAATTTCAAAAGTTCAAAAATGGTTTTATGACCGTAACTTACACACTCAAGAACCCAATAAGCAGTTCCTAAAGCTCTATGAAGAAATCGGGGAGCTATCAAGAGGAATTGCTGAAAAGGATGAAGAAGTGACCAAAGACAGTATTGGAGACATCACTGTTGTATTGATTGGATTAACTCTTCAACTTGGAATCAGCACAAAAGAAATCTTCCCAGAACAAGAGAAATTCATTTTTTCAGAAGCCGCAAAAACAGAAGATTATTTTGTATTGATGATGGATCAGGCTCTGGCATCTTATTTTAACCGTCAAGGCTACCAACTCAAAAGCGTAGTACATGAATTGATGCGAATTTCTCAAATGCTGAACTATGATTTTGTGGAGTGCTTAAATAAAGCCTATGAAGAAATCAAGGACCGCAAAGGAAAATTGGTTGACGGTATTTGGATCAAGGAGGAACGACTAAAATGAAAGAACGGTCATTTGAACAGATTTTAGAAGAGATGAATGATTCAGTAAATAAGCCAAATCATTATTGTGGTGAATATGGTCTGGAATCAATTGATGTCATCCGGAACTTTGCAGGAGATATGAAAGGAGTTCAGGGATTCTATTGGGGAAACGCTATCAAATATCTTTGTCGATTCCAGAAGAAGAACGGGCTTGAAGATTTGGATAAGGCTAAGAAATATCTTGAATGGCTTATTGAGGATTTGAAGACCAGCCATGAACAGGAGTGACACCATGAGAGATTACACGAGAAATCAGATGGATCATTTCCGTCAACAATTGCAATTGTTGATCCTTGGTAAAGGACTAACACGCAAAGAACTCTCAAAAAAATTGAATAGAAATCAGAATACAATTCAGCAATGGATCACAAAAGACGATATAAAACCAGCTCATGTCCATGAATTGTGTAAGTTCTTCAATATTGATGAGAAGACATTGATGGGAGATCCAGAAGAATTGACAGATTATAGATTCTTTGACCAAGGAAAATACATCTGTACAGCTCCACTGAAAGAATTGAGCAAAATCACAGGCAAAGATGTCTCACTCCTCAAGTATTATATACACTTAAATGAACGAGGAAGAGAAGCTGGTCAGTTTAGGCTAGAAAGGGTAATTGAAGATGAAAAGTAAAATCAATTGGCTGATCATCAATTTGATCTCATTGGCAGCTATCTCATTAGTCATCGCTATCAATCTCAATTCTAGATTAGTAGATCAAGAGAATAAGATCAAAGATATGGAATGGACGATTCAG